TTATCTCTTGACTTTTATTTGCAGGTCAGTCATCACACCGCCGGACAGTGGTAGATACTTCGTCAAATCCATGCCATCCAGCTTCTTCTTATCCGCCGCGGTCATCAGACCGTGTGCAGACTGTGTGGCATCGCTGTAGGTGGTATCAGTGAACTTCGCGTTTGCAGGGACATCTGAATTGATAGAATGCGATATAGGTGTAGCAGAACCATTCGCGGCAATATAAACCGGTTTCGTAGTAGAACCAACCGCCGTGTTTGCTGTATGTGTTACTGCTGTGGATTTGTCTTGTTTGCTGGAGATGTCCGGTATTGTCGGCTTATTCGCCAGATCGGTATAACTTCCCGTAAACGCTACCGTTTTCAAATCTGCAAACCACTTAGCGATTTTGCCAACGATCACAGACAGCTTTTCGCCCGTCTTGACATTTTCTCTGGCAGATGCCGCTGTAAACGTCACTGTAGTATTGCTTGCATCTCCGGTCTTGTCCAGCTTGCCGCTGATGTCCTGATGCTTTTGCAGTGCCGTGTCTGCCTTGTCCAGGCTGGCCTGAACACCGCTTGCAAGGTCGCTTTTGGGGATACCTGTAGCGGGCTTGGTGTATGTTCCGTAGCCGGCATCGTTTTCCAGTTCGGATACCTTATCCGGTACGGAAATGTTGATGCTCGCATCTTCTGCCGCATTTGCGGAAAACGTCCCCACGCTCTTGCCGTTACGTTGCACAGATAGCACGCCATCTCCTACAGTCGGGATTTCTGATTTGTCGGCTTTTTTTGCAATTTCTTTTGTGATTGCCTGATTTTCTGCCGGATTGGTACTTGTTTCAGACAACTCTGCATCTACTTCCACGGATCCGGATGGGATGTTTATAGTGATTTCCACGCCGTCCAGGTCTGTCCAATACAGTACATTTTTATCGGTTGTATCCTGCCGCAGTGCAATGTTCTGTGACCGGTTGACCAGCTCCGCCAGTCGCTTTAAAATCTTACTGCTGCCGCGATAATCAATCTTCATGCAATCACTCTCCTTCCGATATGGTGTAAATAACTTTCATGGTTTGTGCCGCCGTCTTTGTGATCGGTGTGGACAGATTATTGATAGTGGCGAGGTAATTCGTCTGCACAAAAAATTTACCTGCATCATTACCGCCATCTCCAAATCTAGTATCAGCACAATAAAGCATAATGTCATTTCCGACAATTGGAACTACAGTAGTTTTCAAGTAGGAAACAGTTGTAAGTCCAGCTCGGCAATTTGTATACACAATCATATTTTTTTCTGTGTCAATGATCATATAATTGATCAGCCCATTTCCACTACCTATGTAATAGGGATAATAGATTAAGCCATTGCGTTCAAACACTGCTCTGCTATCCATGTAGGTTGGCCTATATGCATAATATGGATTGCATGGGATTTCGGTTACATCGCCATTTGCCGTAATTCTGATTTTGAAAACTTTTGTTTCAGATGACATGATATAAACATATCCATTGTAAACATAGGCACCAACTGTGTACAACGTTGATGATGTAACGTTAGTAACAAGATATTTTGTACATTTATTGGTTGACAAGTCAATCTGATATATTGCTATTACTCCATTCGGTTTGATCTCCGAATTAGATGTTGGTGAAGCTATAATGTAAATCGAATTTGTTTTCCGGTCATAGTTTTTGGCAGAGTAGCTATTGTAAAATTTATCTACATAAAATTCTGTTGTGTCGATAACCGGCCTTGATTGATATAAATTGCGTAAAATTGTAATATTTTTTAATCCTGCTCGTTTTTTGTACAATGTGATCTGATTTGCAAAGCTTGTGTCTTCTGGATCCTTCGTTATCATCACAGAATACAAAATGTCATTTGCTTCATCGATCATCATTGCATCTACTTCGGCTCTTGGTTCCATGTGTCGGCTGCCGCCTAGTGCATACCGTAATGCACCGGATTGTTCACTAGATGTAGACGGCGTATCGATCAGTGCACCATATCCATCAAATCCAGCCCACTTGGATGTCAGGCAGACGCTGGCAATTGTTCCATTGCCTTTGGATGTTGCAAAATCATACACGTATTTCATGGTCTTGGTGTCTAAATCCAGTTCTGATTCTTCGGCATTATAGTCACCACGCAGTAAACTGCTGACAGTATTTTTTATACCGTATACACCAGATGCCGTCAGACGCACACCAGGCGGCGCGTAATACTTTGACGCATCTTCTTCCAGGGCAGTATCAAACAGCAGGATACCGCCCAACAGAGACGTGTACAGCGGCTGACCGATTGAATTGTACAGCACGCTACAGTCTTTCATGTAGCCTTCCTGCCGGAAAATATCACTTAGCGCATTCGTCACCATGTTGTGTTCCAGGATTTGTTCCTGCTCTCCGGTGACTGTATCGGTCAAAATCAGTTCTGTTTTACCTTTAAGCATATGTCCTCCTTATAGCACGTAATTGACAATAAACTCTGTCAGCGTTGCGTTTCCTTCCAGCGTGATCCGGAATGCAATTTGCTTTGCCGCAGTCATACCAGAATAGAGCGCTTTCAAATCTGTTTTCAGGAAATCTGCCATTGGCTGTTGCTCTGTCCATGTGCTGCCGTCATAGCTGTACTGTATCGTGACAATTCCGGTGTATTTGCATTCCAGAGAGCTGATGCCGGTCTGATCTTGCAGATCTGCTGTTTTGGAAATTTGTCCGGAAACAGAATCGTCAATCAGTTGATATGCATCGTTTTTAATTGCAATGATGCTGCTGTCATATGTGCCGGGATTAGCCGCGTTCAACAGGAATCGTGTAGTTGCCAGAGAATTGGACAATGTATCTGACAGTGAACCAAATGCAAGGGGGATTGTGGTCACAGTCAGCTGGATTTTGTCCTGTATTGCACGGGATTCCGGTGTTTGCATGGACGGGGACACAGAGGTATTTTGCAGATGGAAGTCCATGTCTGTATTTGTAAATGATACAGGGGTATCAATGTAATCATCAACTGTAATCATACCGTCCCATGCGCCGTCACCAGCAAGGAAAGTACCTTCCAGCGTTGCATTGATCCAGTATTTTTCCATCTGCACAGCACAGTCTTTTGTCATGAACCGAACTGAAAATTCTCCGGTGTCTGTGCCGGTAAGGGAAAAATGAAAAAACAGATGGATGGTCTGGATGCCGTCTTGCAGTGTCCACTGCGGCCGACACCATCCGATTTCCGCAGAACCGATGGAATAAATGGCAATCAGTGTGCCCTCCGTACAAGTGTAGTAGTCATCTGACGTGGAACTGCTTGTGTTGACATCCAGCTTGATTTCTGCAAAGAAGTTTACCTCTGTAGCCTTGATTGCCACAAAGTGAATGCTGACTACTTTTTTATCGTCTCCGTCATTCAGACGCACAGCAGCGGCATTGATGTAGTTATAGTAGTGCATCTGCTGGGTGTTCATAGAGCTTCCCAGTCCGCCGATTGCCTTGTCCGCGGCCGTCTTTGCCCATTCCAGTTTCGGGTCTGATCCATACCCGGTTGCGTCGTAGGAATCGTTGTACTCCCAATCAAACGCCATGATGCAGCCGATTGTGCCTTCTGGCGCAATACCGCCGGAAAATGCAATCACGTCTCCCAGATCATAGGCCGGATCACCAAGCATGGAAGATTTAAACGGCGTATAATGGATTGCGTGATCTGGATCTGCATAAGGGGATATTGCGTGCAGGATGTTCAGCAGCAGAATTTTCTTTGTCGCAGGAAGTCCGTATTGCAGAAACGGATTTGCGCCTAAGTCCATATAGGAACCTGTTGCAATCGGATCACTGTAGACCAGCTGCTTTTCATTGATATTATCGTAGCACAAAATACGGTTGTAAACCGTCTGAAACTCCGAAAATGTTGCACCGGATATCCGGCATTCATCTGATACGGTATCTGCGGCAGCAGTGCCAAAGCACCGGAAAACCAGTTTTCCGTCTCTGTCAATGGTTGCAAATCCGCCGATCAGCTGCGCTAAGTAGGAGATTACATCACGATAGGTGTCAATGTCATTGTCCGGATAAAGGATAAAGTATGCATATGTGCCGTTTGGCAGCGCTTCCACTTGTGATTGCGTCATGCCAAACTCTACACCGCAAATGCGGCATGCCAGATCAGCCATGTTGTAAATGGATCCGGAAAACACATAGTCATCATAGGCCTTGTCGAACTTGTGCATATTGTCATATGCAACAATGTTGACACCAAATGCCGTTTTGTTGACTTCGGAAATGGTGTAAATCCCAAGCGGTATTTCTTCATAGCTGCCGTCTGCCAGTTTCCGGGAAACATATGGTGTGATTGTTGTTTTCCCGGAATAGACATCCCAGCTGTCAATTCCCAGATTGGCAAAGGATGCCGACAGTTCGCCAATATAAACGCCGCCGATTTTTACAGTGCCGGATCCGGTGCATTGATTGGTGATGCCAAATTGCAGCACATTTTCGTCCCGGAACTCTGTTGCAGTTTGTACTTTATTGTCAATGATTCCGCGCAGCGAAAAATGCTGTACTGGTTGTTTCATGGCGTTTTTATAAGCATCAGATACCGCATACACAGCACAGCACCTCCCGGTTAAATTTCTTCAATGTCAAAGCTGACATTCCACAGGCCTTTTGTTCTGCCGACTCGTTCAGAGCCGGATTCCAGAGATTTTTCAAAGTCCCGGATCATGACAATCCTGCTGGGTTTCGCATCTCCTGTCAAATGCATTACCATTGTATCTTTAATACTCAGCCGGTACAGCTGATCGGCAAAGTCAGAGCTGCACTGATAGCTGACGGATACTTTCAGCTTGTCATACCGTGTTACAATGGTAGCCGTAGTGCCTGCTTCGGTTTCCTTACTGTTTTCTACTACTTCGTGCTTTTCTTTCCAGCTGCGCGGATTCGGCAGCTGAATACCATCCAGTGTAAGATATTTTCCCAGCATGTTTACCGTCCTCCTGATCTGTAGTTCATGCGCTGCGACTGTGTGACAACCTCTTGATAAACCTTATTGCCGGACAAGTAAACCGGTATAATGATATCTCTGACACCATTGTTGGCAGCTGCCGCAGCCATGGCTGACTGCATGGCACCAGCAATGCCGCTTGTATCAACAGAGATGCTCTGTGCTGCTGTCTGCATGCCAGGCGCTGCAAATGCCATATTGCCGGACAGATCGCGCATGGCATTTGCCACAAGATACTGATTCTGTCGGATACCGTCTGCCAATCCCTGCATCATATCCGGCATCCACTTTTCATAATCTCGCAACGGTCCGATGTCCGGACGGGAAAAGTGGATATACTGCTTGATAATGTCAGCGACTTCGCCGGCTGCTTCGTGCACTTTGTGAATAAAGCTTTCGATGCCGCCGACAAATCCGTCAATGAGGTCGCTGCCCCACTGGAACGCTTTTGCAGGAAGTCCGGTGATATAATTCCATGCACTTTCAAAGCCGCTGTAAATGTGGTTATACACGCCTACAGCCGCAGATGCGGCACTGCTGACGATGTTGCTGAACTGAGTGGATGCTGCGCTATACATGGACGATGCACGGCTAGAAACGGTGCTGTACGCATTGCTCATAGCGTTGGAGATGGTGGACTTGACATTGTTCCAGGTTGCTGATGTATGCGACCTTATGGCGTTCCAGGTGTTGCTGATATTGCTGCGCAGTGTCAGAAATGACGATGCGCCAAATGTGACCATGCTGCTCCAGGTGCTTGACAGCCATGCTTTGGTGTTTGTCCAGGCTGTGATAGTGCTGTTGTATATGCCTATGCCGCAATTCGTCCAGAATGTTAGGAAATTGTCCCAGAAGATGGATGCACCTTCTGTGATATTGTTCCAGGTTTCGGATGCCTTTTCTTTGACAGCGTTCCAGGTGTCAGACCAGAAATCGGCTATGTTATCCCACGTTTCTTTTGCGTTGTCTGCCAGATTGTCCCACGTATCAGACAACCATGCACTGATTTCGTCCCAATGCTTTACTACAGCGATTACCGCAGCAATGGCCGCCGCAATTGCAAGAATAATCAGCAGCACCGGGCCAAGCGAGATGTTAAGCGCGGTATTGGCTACGGATATGGCGGTGATAATCGGTGCAATCTTTGCCATGGCAACAATCAGCCCGGCAAGTATGGCAACAAAGGCTTTCATGGAATCCGGCATTGCGCCGAAAATCGTTGCTAAAAACTTGACTGCCGCAGTCACAGGGGGCAGAATTGTATTCAGCCCGGTCATAAGCGCCTCGCCAATGGGCACAAGTGCCTGGTGCAGTGTCCGGAGATTTGATTCCAGCTGTTGTGCTGGTGTGGTAGACTGATTATAAAATTCCGTAGCTGCACCTGTGACATCCTTGTATGTATCACCAACAGATGTCAGTGCAGTGATAAACTTCAAGCTGCCGTCTTCTGCCATGGTGCCAAAGGCTGTTGTGGCAAGGTTCAGCTTGTCCTGCTGAGTGGTAGCATTGCTGATATCACTGACAATGCTGTCGATCACGTCTTTTTGTGTGCCGTTCCCGTTCTTCCACGCTTCAAAAAACTGCTTAGTTCGGTCTGAGTAGGAATCCAGGTTGCTTTCGATTGTGCCGTCTGCAATGCGGTTTGTGACCTCGTTGATTGCGTCATTGGCCTTATCCAGGTTGTATGCGCCATTGTCAAGGCCGTTATTCAGCAACTGGAAATACTCACCTGCGGAATATCCTGCCTGTGCAAACTTTCCGGCATATTCAGACAGATTATCGCCTAGTTCATCCGTCTTGTCCAGGCCGTTCTGTGTGCCTTTTACCACGTAGTCAAGGGCTTCGGCTGATGTCAATCCGAACTGCTCCATTAGACTGTTGACACCGCGCATGGTTTCTGACAGATCAATTCCATAGGACTCTTCCAGTGTGGTTCCGATTTCTGTCAGATGTGTGAGGTCTGCTTTGGACAGATCTTCAAAATTTTTCTTAACCGTAATCACAGAGTCAGCCACGGTGTCCATGCTGTCACCGACACCTTTGCCGTATACATCCTGGATGATGCCTGCGGTTTCTTCTGCTGCCGCTCCGGTTTCGCCAAAGTAGGACACTGCTTTTCTGGTGGCATTTTCTGTTTCGTTGAATTCGTCCATAGACGCTTTGCCAATTTCCACGATCTTATCAGCCACACCGGACAGCTTTTCAGATGCATCCATAAACGCACTGCTTTTCAGCGTTTCTCCAGCTTCATCAATGCTTTCCTGCATCTTGTCCGCGGCTTCTGCCATGTCCTGCATGCTGTCTGCCGCTGGTTCTGCGGCATCATCCATTTCTGAGATGCTCTGTGCAGCACGTTCTGCGGATTGCTCTACATCGCGCATATCTTCTGTAATTTCATTGACACCACTGCCGCTGTCCAGGTTCCGCAGTTCGTCTTTCAGCTTTTCCAGAGATTTTGTTGTCTGGATGATTTCACGCTGCATGGCGTTTTGCTGATCTGTATTGTCTACGCCTTTGGCTGCCTGCTCTTTCAGCTGTGCAAGAACTTCTTTTTGCTTTTCCAGCTTTTCTGCGGTTTGTTCTGTCATTTCACCCAGATACCGCTGCTTTTGCGCAATGAGTTCCATGTTGCCGGGATCCAGTTTCAGCAGCTTGTTGACATCATTCAGCTGTGATTGTGTGGATCTCAGACTTTTCCCGATGTTGGACAGTGCCTTCATCAGGCCGGATGCATCACCGTCCAGTTCAATTGTAATACCGCGGATTTTCTGATTTCCGCTTCCTGCCATGGTTTCACCTCCTAAAAAGCATCAAAGTCTGCCTGCACCGCAAGGCTAGGATAATCGTAAGAATCGTTCAAGGATTCTATTATCATATCACTTACCATGCCGATGGTCAGCAGACTTAGATCTGTCATATGCAGTCCCATTTGCGTACACCGCAAGAGAAACAATGCGGTATTTATTTCTCGGTCAATGGGTCTTTCTTTTTTTTTACATCTGAGGTGGACTGTGTGTTGATTCCCCACAGTTCCAGAATCTGCGGCAAAACTCCTACCAAAGACATAATGCCAAACTGTGCAAGCCAGTCCTCAATATTGTCCGCTGTATTTTCTCGATCAGCGTGATATGCCATGATATACGCAATATTTTCCAGTGCTTCCGTATTCATTTCGCCGAAATCTACGCTCTTTTCCAGTTCTTCCGGATTCTGCTTTGCGATTTCTTCTACGTTTTTATTCGGTGCAACCTGCTTTATCAATTCTCCCATATCTGCAAAAACGTCACGCCCGAAGTGGATACGATACAGACGGGGGATAGACGCATCTGCACGGAACAGTACCGGAACACCATCAATCATGATTTCCTTGGTCATGCCCTTATCAATTTTTACATTCATTCTGTCGTCTGTACCTCCGTGGTTGTGTCGGGCATGTATACTTTGCCAAACCAGCTATTGTATACGTCAGCAGTGGTTTCAGAACCGGAACGGCACTTTACCAATCCGTTCGGCAGCGGTGTTGCAGACAATTTCAGCGTATCTGTCTGCGGTGTCTTTGTGGCTTCTGTGGTCTTGCCTGCCACAGACGGACGGGAAGCACTGCAATTGTACAGCCAGTGTCGGATGTGCTTACGGTCGCCCTTGAACTGGAATCCAAGTGCAAACTCTTCCAGCTGTGCATCAGCATTCTCGATCAGCACGCCATTCTTGTCCTTGGTCTGATTCAGGATGTCTGTAGCAAATGACTCCGGAATCATTGCAATTTCCAGATCACCATCATAGCCGTTGTTGTTATTGATAACGAAATACACGCCGTCATCTGCGTAGAAGTTCTCCGGTTCGCCGTTGGCATCCATGGACAGATTAACAGCACCCGGAATTTTGACCGGTGTTGCATAGGTGATTTCTCCTGCTTCACTCACTGTCTTTTTAGCATAGACAACGTTTTCCAAACCGTATTTCACTTTGTTTGGGGTATTGGTATTAGCCATTGATAATCAGCTCCGTTTCGTATGTGATTTCATACATCTTTTCCGATGCGATATAGGTTTCTTCCTTGGTGTACACAATGCCGTTCTGTTCCAGCACCTGTTCCACCATTGCTTCTGTTTGCAATTCTTTTCTGTCGGTATACAGATCTATTTGCAGGGCAGTGATCTTCTGATAGATGCTGTCGTCTGCAAGAAAATCATTCTGCACCGGATAGTCAAACACGATCCATGGCAATTCCGGTACGTTTTCTTCGTCCCAGTGATGATAGGTGTACGGCAGACCGATTTCGTCAAGCAAATCTTTGATAGATTCATAGGTCATGTGCCGTTCTCCAATCGCCGCTTTACGGATTCTACGAATTCCTCGGTATACTCTGCTTCTGCTGGCCTGATATGTTCAATACCGTCTACCATGCCGCCATTCCGCTTTGCGTGTCCGTATTCCAGAAGGTGGGCAATTTGCGGCTTGTTCTTGTTGTGGACAACTGCCGTCTTGATCAGACTGCCAGTTCCTCTGCGGCCTACCAGTTTGCACGTCCAGCCGTTTCGGTACGGTTTCCGCTTTGAGCCGCCTTTCGGGGAACTTTTCCGCAGCGCCTTTGCGCAGGCTTCACCGGATTTTTTGGCTTCTTCGTTCAGCACCTTTACGGCATGATCGCCGTAGTCTGCCAGAATCTGTGCGATTTCATCAGCTACCTGTCCGTAGTTGACGCTGCCTTTCATATGGCTCATGGCTGCACACCACCTTTCTTTTTGACATACAGTTCCAGTGTGTCGTTTTTCCCTTGGTACGTTCGGTATACGCTGTAGCGGCTGCCGCCATACTCACAGACTGTTTCACCGGCATAGTCCGGCGCGAATACGGTGAACCGGTATTCTGGCTTAATACCGTTCCTGCCGGCTTCCAGCCACTCCGTACCGGATACACTGGACACATTGCAGAATACTTGTCGCTTGGATTCGTCCTGCTGTTTCTGGATGCCGTCTGCACCTTTGGAGATACTCTGCCGGATCAGTGTCAGCACATCACTGCGATCCACTCGAATCCCTCCAATCTGTGTATCCGGTAGCCATGGACAGCTGCGCCTTTTGTTCATCGTAGGATGCTTTTAGTCGGTCGTAATCGTCCGGCTGTCCGAAATGCATCCGGCAGTAGGTGACAATGGCACGGCTGACCAGAGGGTCTGTTTCTTCGGTTTCTGATACACCAGCAATGCCCAAATCTAGCTTTGCCGCTGCGATCAGATCTGAGATTTCATCGTCAAACGCATCTGTGCAGACGCGCAGCGACAGCTTTACTTTTTCCAGCATTGCCATGGTGCATCACTCCTTACTCACTGGTGGTTTTAAATGTTACCTTGACAAATGCCTTGGGATTTTCCAGACCGGCATCAAACAGGGAATAACCGCCAACAACAGTGTTGAAGGTCTTGGGTTCCTGCTGGTTGGAGATGTACAGTTCCTCAAAGTTATTTGCAAGTAAGCTAGTTGGAACACCGACATAAGCGGTATTGTCCGCTACGTTTTCATCGATCTTGACAGCGGCACCGTAGATATAGCCTGCAATTTTAGGATCACTTGTCTGATCCGGCAGGAAGATCGGCCGCTTGTTTGCGTCCTGAATGCCAAACAAACCGTTCCATACAGTGTTGCTGTTGGCATAGACGCATCTTACGCCTTCTTCCTTTATCTTTGCCATAATGCTACGGATCGCCGCATCATCGTATGCCTGATTGGTCAGCACATTGTCAGTATCAATGCCATAGGTGGTGCTGTCCAGCTGTGTGATGCAACGCTTGTCCTTTGCATTACCGATACGCCGTGCCAGATGCTCTGCGATCCATGTTTCAAATGCAGCAATAGACTGCCATGTCATCTTTCTGGTGATGACCAGATGCTTTTTGATTTCTACGCCGTCCAAAGACAGCTGATCCCATGTGTCCTGTTCGTCATCGTTTGCCACACCTTCGGCAGTTTCTTTGGCATCACCCTGTTCGATAGACTTAATTCGGGGAATTGCAAAACCGCTTGTCATGCCGGACTTGGTAGCATCGGAGTAGATTGCAGTAGACGACTGTACCAGGTCAACAATGCGGTTCATGATCTCTGTCGGGACAGGTGCAGCAGTGTTTGCAGTAGTCATGGTATATGCCGCACGTTCCTGCTTGGTCATTTCGCCCAGCAGATGCACACCGTCACGCACGGCCATGTTTTTCAGCCATGCTGTGCGGTATTCCGGACTGTTGCGATTGTAGGACTGCTCTGGCGTGCCGGTGCTGTCAGACGGGAACGATCTGGTGACAGTGCCTTCTGTGCCTGCCGCAACACGACTTCTCAGCTGTGCCCGGCGCTGTGCCATGTCATGCAGCTGTGTACGCCGTGCTTCCAGTGCGTCAACCTCACTTGTCAGTGCGTCAATGTCGGCGCTCTCAGACTCCATTTCTACGCGGATTGCAGCAAGGCGCTGCTCTACGCCCTCGATAGTCAATGCTCTGATTTCTTCCGGTGTCATATCTCATACCTCCATAATTTTTAGTTTGAGTTCCAGTTTTTTTCGTTTGCGTATGTGATCCAGTGCCTTTTTGCGCTCCGCCGCAATTTCCTTGATCAATCCGTCAGAGATACTGCGTGCACTGATCTGTGTGGCATCATTGGCAGGGATAGATACTGCACTGACATCGTACAGCTTTCGGATTTTTGTGATAGTCCGTGTTACCGTGATGGCGTTGTGTTCCTTGTCCTCCACATACTCCGATTTCTGTTCGCCTACTACAAATCCAAACGACATTTTTGTCGTGTAGCCACCCTTGATTTCTTCGTACAGCTGATTGCCGATGGTCGTACCAGACAGATCTGCCCGGAAATACAACCCGATGTTGTCCGGGTTGAGTTCCAGTGTCTTGTTTGACGTTCTGGCAAACACTCTGCCCCTGTGGTCATACTGCATGATCACGTCAGACATATCGCAATCCTCAAACGCTCTGCTGTCGATTTGTTCATAGACTTTGTAGTCTCCAAAATCATACAGCAGATATGGCTGATCAAACGTTGTTGCATAGCCGTCTGCAATCATGCCGGAATCATCTCCAGAATTGCTGCGCACGGAAAATCTCTGCATCATCCGGTATTCCCGTCCGGCGCTGAGCCGCTGCATCAGCTGTTCCATTTCCTGTTCTGTCATTGCTCCACCTCGTCTTTCTGGTTTTCTTCGGCATCTTCCAGTTCCTCTGTGCGTTTATATTCGCCACGAATGGTGCGTACATCGCCACCTTCCACTGGTGCTGCGTTGAATATCTCGCGCACTTCATTGACGGAAAAGACACCTCTGTCCATCATCTGAGATGCCACTTTCAGCTTTTCTGTGGTTGACATATATTGCAGCCGGTTAGATGTCAGCATGATGCCGTTCCCGTTGGTGCGTTCCACAGGTGTGTAGACGCATTTTGTCATCACATCGGAAAACTGTATGGCAAACGGTTCTATGCAGCCCTCGTAGAACGCCTGCCACGCATCGCCGTATGCCTTACTTTGCAGCACATCTTCGTTCACGCCAAAATAGCTGTATACGTTATTCTGAATCTGTGCCGCCTGCTCCTTGTCTACTGTGTAGGACGTTTGGGACAGCTGCTTGATGTCGCTGTAGGTGTTTGGGAACAACAGGATTCCGCCGCCGTCTGCTTCAAAATTCTCACGGGAGAATCGCTTTCGCTCCTTTGCAAGGTCTTCCGGTTTGGTGAAATTGTTGATTCTCGCCATGAACCGGTAGGTGTTGCTGTTCTTGACTGCTTCGGTGATCGCCTGATTCTGCAAGTGGATCAGCTCCATGGTCGGGGTCAGAGCCGCATTGCTGCTGCCGAAGAAATCGTCTTGATACTGAAATTTGGTCAGTATCCCACAGCTGAGCAGTTCCACCGCTGCCGTTTCTCCCGAAGAAAACCGATACCGTAGAAACGGTTCGCCGTGTACATCAATGATGCTGCACTGTGACGGCAGCACGGGATAGTATCCGGTGATTTCATCATATGCTCCGAACACAGGGACAATAAACGCCGTATTCTGCATATCCAGAATGGTGGACAGGCGATAGAGAAACTGTCCCCACGTCTGCCACTCGTTTGGGCTTTGTTTCAGTTTTGTCCGCAGCTTGGGCTTTGCCGTGCCCATGATGTCTGCTTTCAGTTTGGAAATGTGCCTTGCCCGGACATCAATGGCAGACCGCACAAGTGCCGATTCGTATAGGCACCCGTGCCAGTTGGTGAATACCGGTGCATATCCGGTCAGCGTGCGGAAATACGATGCAGCTGCCGCAGTGGATTTTGATGGACGATTGCCCCATAATTTTTGAAACAGCCCCATGTACTCACGCTCCGTTCTGTAGCTGTATGCCGTATTGGTCATAGTGCTTCTGACGGACAGTAAAAGCATCTGCCAGAGCCGCACAGCCGTCAATGTGCGCCGTAGCGGATAGCTTTATCAACTTGCCCCGTCCTCGTTCGTTGTTCATTTTGATGGCCGCATTTAAAAGATGCAGCTTTAACAGGTCGTTGTCACCGATGCAAATTTTTTTGTCTTTGAACAGCCCTTCCATTTCCAACAATACCGGATAGAGGTTGTCACCCTGATACACATCATCGGTGCAGAAACCGTACGTTTTCAAGTCCTGAATCAGATACTGTGCAGAATAGCGGTCGTATCCCACCATTAGCGGATAGATCTCATACTGTTCAATCATGTCGCATAGCCAACGATAGCAGTCATGATAATCCACAAAGTTTTCGCCGGACAGTTCCAGCAAGCCACGCTGCACATAGATCTGATAGGGGACACCGTCCCGTGCAGTGGCTTCCTCCAGTTTTTCCGGTGGCAACCAGAAATTTGCAAACACATACAGCACACCGTCTTTTTCAATGACGATCGTTGCTGCTGTCAAGTCCGTAGTCTGTGACAAGTCCACGCCGGCAACGCAATAGCTGCCCCGGAAGTCTTCCAGATGCAGCGGCTTTCCGCAGGCATGTTCCACCGCCGTTGCATTTAGCCATGCCTGAGAACTGGACTGCTTGATGTTGCAGTATTTCGTAAGAAATTCCGCTTTTTTGGACAAGCTGCCCTCTGCAACTGCGATTTCTTCCAGCATATAATCTACTGAAACAGAAACACCCAGATTCGGGTTAGATTTTCGCAGTTCGTTGATGTCGTTCCACTTCTCAGTGTCATCGATCATGTACAGCAGGGGAAACAGCCGTTTTTCCTTGCTGTCACCTTTCAGAAATCGGGTACACCGCTTGATCAGTTCATCATAAATGCCGTCATTGACGTATCCAGAGGTTGAACAACTCAGCAACAGCGGCTGCCGTCTGGCTCCAAATGCGGACTTCATGACCTCGTACTGTTTCAATCCGGTATCTCCAGGCCAGCTTGCAATCTCATCGCAGATGACCAGATGCGGATTGAATCCGTCAGACTTCTTAGCGTTAAATGCAATTTTCTTGACGCTGCTGTTGGTGGATTCCACATAGTAGTCAGACTTACGCCGCTTGATTAGATCCATTAGTTCCGGTTCGCTGGAAATGGTCTGCCAAATATCGTGATAGACAATATCTGCCTGATCCAGTTTGGGAGCAACACAAAATATACGGGCACCATATTCGCCGTCCATAAACAGACAGTATACAGCAAGGCAGGATAAAAACAGTGTCTTGCCGTTTTTCCGCCCGACAACAATCGGGACTTCCCGAAATTGTCGGTTGCCGTTGTGATCCAGAATTCCGAAGATGACCGAAACGCAGGCGCGCTCCCATAGTTCCAGCCGGATCAGCTGCGGTGCAAGTGAACCCTCACTGTGGTGGCAAAAGTTCTCGATGAACCGGATCGCACGAGAAGCCTTCTTTTGGTCAAAGGTAAACTCGCCGTTTTCCAGCCCATGTATCACATAGCGGTACGCCAACCGCACCCATTCACCAACTGGGATCGTGCCGTCTTCGATCTGCTGATAGTAGGCATAAATGTCATTCGTCATTTGCAAATGCGTCCAGCTTGGATTTCTTCTGCTCCGGCGGCAGCATCTTGTCCAGCTTCTCAATGATCGCGGTGTAGTTTTTGAGCGATGTGTTGTAGGCAGATATTGCCGCACTGGCTTTTTTGCCGGATTGCTCTTTGCCGTTCTGGTAGGTGTCTACACAGCCTTGATTGTTGATCTCGGTTTGCAGATCTTCCAATGTGACTTTCAGGAAAGCTGCATTCTGGATCAGCGGCGTGACAATCTCCAGCTTGTTGGCAGGCAGGGCAGCATACAGTTTCAGCAACCTTGTATTTTCTTTTCGGATTCGGTTCTTTACGGTCACTTTCGGACATCTCCTTTCCGGACACACCCCTTGCGCACGCATGGAGAGGAAAATTGACCTCCACCCATCGGTCTCCACAAGGGTATTCCAAATTTTCAAGTGGGGGGGCTACCAGCGAGCATCTACACTTCCATCTGCATTGATGCGGCAGCGTTTGCCGCCGTGCAGTGCGGCATGACAGTCACGGCAGACCAGCTGCAAGTTATCCCAGCACAAGGACACAGCTGGATCATGGATATTGTCCGGTGTCAGATGCACCTTGTGGTGTACGATCACGCCGGCAGTGTGCAGCCCTCGTGCAAGGCAAGGTTCACACAGTCCGCCTACCGATGCGGCATACGCATCACGGCATTCACGCCATGCACGGGACTTGTAGAACGATTCTGCAAACGCCTGCATTGTAATCCTCCTAACACAAATACCGGCACGTTTCCGTACCGGTATCTTGGTTTCTATTCTCATTATACACAAAACAGGACTGCCATTCAATGACAGCAAGTGCCATTCAGTGACAACTTTTCCAAAGCGTCTGTGTGGCGGCGTAGTATCGTCCGGACAGAGTAGTGCATTTCCTCTGCGATCTGTTCCCAACTTTGGAATACGATGTATCGCCGAATCAGCACAGCTTCCAGTTCTGGATTGTTCAGAGCGGCAATGCAGCGTTTGATCTCTCGCTGTGTCTGCTGTACGACCTGCTCTGTCTGGGAACATTCTGTTTCTGTATACTTGCCGCACATCGTCATAGCTTCCAGCTTCTGCGTTTCGTGCAGGCAGCGTTGCAGCCATTCTTTTTTCTTTGCCTGTTCCTGTGTCATGGCTTCACCTCCGGCCTGCTCTTTGGGTGTAATCTTCATTGCTTCCTGCTTTCCTTGTGCATAACCCAATTCCAAACCACGAGAAAAATTTTTTTCCATTCTTTTTTCGTACTCTTCTTGGGTTAGATCACAGTAGTCAGCTGTGGCTGAGAAAACACAAAATAACGTTGTAAAGACAGTGATAATAATTATAATGGCTGTTTTCATTTTACCCCCTTCGATTGCGTTAAAATGTCACTGTCACATTCAGAACCGCTGCCGCAACCCAGTAGACAACTCGTCTGTAGTCCCTGTGCCACAGACACACTGCCGCTGCACCAACGTCTAGCAGGATCATGGCGATTGGCAGTATTTGCGTGGCGTTGATCTTTATCATTCTTTCACCTCAACAGTTCCCGAAGTTTCGCAAATGGAGTCAAAAGCAACCATGCAATTCCGGTTACAATATCCCAGATCTGAAACAGCACATACAACGTGACTTCCCGGATAAATTGCAGGACAAACTTTCTCATACAAGAAACGCAATCCCTGTGGTTGTTCCAGATATGACGCAATTGCATCAAGAAAAATATCTGGTCTGCCGCATAGTAGCAAAACAACTTACGCTCAATCTGATACTGCTTGCCGCATATGGAACACCTCATTCGGATGTGGCTTGACATTACCATCATCTCACCCCCACAACAGTGCAGCTATCCCAAGTATCACAGTCGCCCCAAGCAGAGCAAGAGCCGCCTTGTTCCAGCCTGCTCTGCTCAGACATTTTGCAATCAGCAGTCCGCTCGGAATCAGCAGCACAAGGGTCAATGTCATCTGTCCCATACCGCATTCACCTCCGCACCATGATTTCTTCTGTTGTGGTCGGGTATGCTTCGGTTTCTCCGGAAAGCACAGCATTCAAGTGTTCTTTCGCAGTTTCATACCTTGTCCTTGCTGCCCGCACTCGCTGTTCTGCTTCATCGATCTTTCGGGCTGTGGGAAGCATGTCCTCGATCAGGCGGATTCCGCCAATTGCCCAGATCAGAGCAATGTCCGCATGTGTCACAATGCCGGGGTAAAAAATGTACACATAGTGGATCTTCTCAAATTCTTCTTCCGTGAACGGTTTGTCCGTCAGCCTTTTAAATTCTTCTTGCAGCATTTGCCTGCTCCTTTCTGCATATCTCGTTCGTAATATTCTGCCATGTATCTTCCGTAGCTTACGCCGTAGGCAGCTGCCTGTTTAATACACCAGTTCAGCGTGCCTTTCTGCGGTTTCTTTTTCGCCATGTCATTTCCTCCGTTTCTTGTACAGATCCCATTTTACTTTTCTGGCGGATTCTGCGAGAAATACGGTCGGGTCTGCAAGCTGCTCCTGCTTTCGATTCTCCCGTATCTTCTCACGCTGCTTTGCGTACCGGATATATCGGTCACACATACTATGGCAGCCGATTTCACGTTCCGGACAGTTCTTGCATGGTGCTGTCATGATTGTTCTCCTAGGTTGGTATTTTGCTTTTGATACGGTTTTGGCAGTGCTGCCCAGTAAAGCACCTCAAATGGCCGGGAACCCGGGTTTATACGCCACCCTTCGAACGCTGTCAAAAAACCGGAAGTTGTGTAGATCTCTTTTGACCTGCAATCCATTACAGTCAGCAGCAACAAACGATAGCTTGGCGGCGTAACTTCGTTGACATCAATCCATGTGATTGCTGCCAGATGTACTGTTACTTTTGATGCTGCCATGTTGTTTTCCTTTCATTCCATTTAATTCCGTATTCTCCGATATAACCTGTGTCTGGGTTTGCGTCTCCTGCTCCAATGACAAAGGGCATATTGATTTCATCCAATATGCAGTTTTCTTCGTGATAAATGTCATAATCTTCATGCAAATAATACTGCTGTACAAATTGCTTTCCGTATTTGTTTGTGTGCGTTTCTTTGTAAAAGACCATCTTTCTGCCGCAAAACGGGCACGGACTCAGTTTTTCACCTAGATTCTTTATTGATTTCTCGCCGTCTTCGTTTTCTATTTGCCGCTTGTTCCAGTCCAGACAAGCCCTATACTTATTCTCGAACCAATTTCCGCAGCTGTTGTGTACTCCACATTTGCTGCAAAACAGCTTGTAACAATGCTCAGGGTTAGGATCTTTGTCAATATTCGCAGTATCTGATATTTTCGGAACAGCACCGCATACTGCACACCGCATCAGATGTTCCACCAGTTTTCCCATGTTACCACCTCTCTTGTCCTTTGGGGCTTGATGCCATTGCTTCTGAAATATCCATGATTTGCACATACAGTCCGGGGTGTTCCTTGTGCCAGATCTTTTCGATGTGCTCTCTGGCAACCAGGGCATCATCTTTCCAGTATCCCAGATCAGTCATGACATCCTTTAGCGCCTTGTCCAGATTGTCTGTGTCCGGTCGGGTGGTCTTATACTCGCCGTCAAAATGCGCCTTGCCCTTGTATGGAAACCGCCATGTGACATACAGTGCAACAGCTCCAGTCAGCGGTTTTCTGGGCGCATGGGGAGCAAGTACCAGCCGTAGCAGCTGCTTTGCTGCTTTTGCCTTAGCCGTTTCGTAGACAATGACTCTGCCATTGCGGACTGCATATTGTTTTTCCTGGGCTGTAGATCGTGGTGGATCGAATCGGATATCAATTTCCATTGTCATTCTCCTGCTCCATATCAAAGATCAGCTGCCGCACAGCATCATCTTTGCCGCCCCACTGGCTTGCCATTGCGTTTGCAATTCCCAAAAATGTTTTTGACCTGTCTTTTGCTTTTCTTACACCGCTTTTGTGCCAGCTGTCATTTTTCTTGATTTTTCTGTGATCGGCGCAGTTTACCCACCGGCCAGTTGGCGTAACGGGATTGCTTGGGATAAGCCTTGGTAATCCTTTTAGCCATAGGCATGTTGTTTTAAGCCATGGATCGCCAAAAAAACAGGGCTGTATGATCTGATCGTATTTCGGCAAGTTAAAAATTTTCATGGGTATCGGATTTTCAATTGCTATTTTTTCGCAATTTGCATAGTAAAAACGCATAAAAAACTCTGCGGCTTTGCAGCCTTGCTCATATCTCCGTTGCTGTAGCACTCCGTTGATCCGCAACCGATTTCCGCCAGCTTTGCTGAGATATGTGCACGGTGGGTGTGCTATCAGCAAATCCCACTTGTCAATAAAATGCGTTTTGCCATCCAGTGTAACAATCACGATGTCATTTTCAAGCATTTGCAGAGCGTCTTCTACAACATGCCACTCCGGATGGCCACCGGAACACTCTTGCACGTCACAGCTGTACGCTTCGTGTCCTAGCGCTCTAAATGCGGCACACACTCTTTGGGATTCTTCACATGCTACCAGTACTTTCATTTTCTTTCACCTCTTCCAGGCATCCGGGAAAAGCCAGTTGCTTTGGCTCGTGATACTCATCTTCCCACTCGACACCAATCCAGTCCAGCACACGTCCCCAGCCGTATTTTTCGCCGTTTGCATCGGTACAGCAGCGGTACATCCAGTATTCCCACTCTTTTGGGTTGTCCTCTCGCAGACGGTCAAACCGGTGCGGACGTTTTTCAATGTGGATGCCAAATCCGCACATAGAACAGCCTGTACGCTGCGCTCTTGTGGTGTACAATGTCCCGTCAGGCTTTCTGACAATTTCGCCGTATGCCCTTGGCACTGGTACATCCAGATCAACCGCCAGCTGTAATAAATCTTGTCTGGTAAAGATTGCAAATGGGCAGCTTCTGGTTGTGCTTTTTCCGTAGTAATTGCACCCGTTTTTTATCAACGCCATTTCTCGCTGTCCGCCCTCCGAAGCCATAAGACCCAGATATGGCACGCTGTTGTGCTCTTTTGCCCAGTCATCACAGGGCTTTTCCTTCATATAGTAACAGCATCGAGATGACACCCGAAAATCTGGTGCTGGTCTGATCTCCAGATCTGGCCGCATATCGCTGTAGTTACCGCCGAAAAGCCGGATCCACTTATCTTGCAGCTTGATGCGATCACTGTGCTTATATCCTCCCTGCTTACCCATATCGCCGGTCATGATCGCATGGATAAATGTCTGCTTTTCTGCATCTGGCTGTAACAGATAGCTGATCTTGTTTGCTTTTGCCTTGCTTACCACAGGAAATCCCAGCTGCTGTAATACCTGTGCTTTTCCCATGTACGGCTTGATGCTGATCACGCCAAGCTGCTTGTGGATTTGCTGATTGCCCTTGTCCTCCAGCACACTGACAGAAATTGCTGGGACATCAATGCCAATGCTCCGCAGGAATACCAGCAGCGTAATGCTGTCCAGTCCGCCAACGCTGACATGGCACTCCCTGCCTTCACCGGTGATCTTATCGTAAAACTCCCACGCACGGCGCTTTGCATGCATCACCTTCTGCGCATATGGCAAGGATTGTTTTTGTAAAAATTCTCCGATGTTCATGATTGTTTTCACCTCAATCTCCAGTTCTTTTCATCGCTTCTTGTTATCGCAAACAAATACCCGTTGCAGCGTTCCTTGATGCGTCCTGCCAGCGCCTTGTCTGCCGCCAGCAGATCCCGAAAGATGCGCTCACTGGAAATGATGGTGACCATGTTCCGGGTGTACCGCTCATTCAGCAGCTCAAACGCAACGCTGACCTCTTTGGGATTGGTATCATCAAATTTATTGCTGATCGGTTTTAAGAAATCGTCTATGTACAGTACCTGTGCTTGTGTCAGCTGCTGAAAACGTGTCTGACGGGTAGCAAATTGACTCAGATCACGAAAAATTGTCTGCCACATCTCATACCGCACCTGTAGACCTCTTTGCAGCAGAACACCGCAAACTGCTGTACACAGATGCGTTTTGCCTGCTCCACTTTGTCCGCCGATATACAGCCATTGCGGACGGTTCTTTTCCGCATAGTGCATTACATTTTCTTTCAGCGCGGTTTGCCACGATTCTTTGCATTGATACGCATCAAATGTTTTGGTACGTATCGCATCTGACAGCCCGGACTGTGTGATGTTGGATTGGTTCTGCCGGATTGCCATGCACTCACAGACACGGTGCATTTCCATCCCATCCTGCAAATAGGCGATGCTGCCCTTGTTCCGGCATTTAGGACAATTGTACCCGGTCAGACTGCCCTCTGATTGATTGTACCAGTCACAGCGCATCTGATCATAGGATTCCGGTGTAAGTACTGTATCAGAATTCCGTTTCCCAATGGGAATCTGCAACAGATCCTGTATTGCTTCCATGGCTTTCCCCTCGATTCCGTTCATTGAGTTCCCAGTTTCTTACAGCAGCCTTCCAGTCTTTCATAGGGGACTTTCCGACACGCCATCCGTTTGATTCATAGTAATTCCAAAATCGTTCTGGATCTACGCTGTTTTGCCTGCTCTGACAGTAGACTCTGATATCTTCCAGCGTTGGCTTTACAAATCGTTTTTTGGGAGGGTGTGTGTCAGTCGGATTGTCCGACTGTGCACCTGTACTCTCCCTCTTATCTACTCTTATCTTATCTTCTCTACTCTTCTCTACGTTACCTGTAACGTTACAAGGCGTTTCTCCTGCGTTACATTGTAACATTTCAGGCATTTCTGCTGTACAGGGCAACGCAACAGTAACTTCTGCTTCCAGTTGTTTCTGCTTTTGTTTTTCACGGAATTTCCGTACTCTTTCCGCACTGCTGCTTTCCGATCCAATTGCTTCACTGGCTTCCGGCATAAAGTAAACTGATTTACTTTTTTCAATCAGCTTGCCGGAGCGCAGCAGAAAACCGATTGCAACTCTGACATTATCTTCATCTTCGTCCAGGGCAAGTGCCAGTTCAGCCGCAAAGTCGTTTTCAATGCCGTCAAAGTACAGTTCGCCCTCCGTCTGAATGCTCATCAGCATCATTTTCAAATAGATGATGACATAGGTGTCACCGCCGGCAATGCGCCGCATTTTCTTCATGGCTTTATCGCGGAAAAAGTCTTCCCGGAGCTTCAACCAGAAATATCTTCTTGACATGATGATCCCTCCTGTTTTCCCATCTTACAGCCGTTTTCTTCTGTCCAGTCGCAGTTGTCTTCTGTTTCCTGGCATTCACTGCACAGCATGATTTTTTTGCCGCAAAATGGACAGTATGCAGCAAATCCGTCCTGCGCTGTGTCCCAGCGTACAGTGACTTCATTTGCGCAGTTTGGGCATAATTCCGTGACAAAATCTGTTTCGCAGTAAAAATACATGATTGATATCACCTCTTTTGCAATAGATTTGTGGATGGACGCTGATCTGCTCAACGCCCCAGAAGCACCAGCACGGCTAAACATGGCCATGCGTTTACAGGTATTCAGCCGCCTGTGGTCGCTGTTGCACCGTATGAACGGATTCCGCAGTTCTGGCAACTCAGATGGTGGAATGATCCGGAATTGCACCGGATGTGCTGAGACTGGACATTCTCTGCCGTGACTACACCATTCCGTCTGCGGCAGAGTACTTCTGCCGCAGGAGTAAGAAGGGGAGACCTATGTCAAGTGAAGATGTTGGAACAGCATGCCGGAGTTGCACCGGCAATCCGTGGGGATGGAAGTCCCACAGTATGACTGCATCGCTGTATATGCGGCGGCATTGCCAGTACCACCGCATAGATAATAGAAAGGAGGTTTGCCATGTAATGGCTTTTGAAGATGTTGGAGAGCGGTTTTGCGTCATGCTCAGGACGGTGTGTTATTTCTCCAGCAACAGGTCTTTCAGTTGTTTCATCCGGAGTTCTACCTGCTCATGTGTAGCGAATGTTTCTGTGGCTATTGTCTCTATTTCTGAGAGATAGAATACTTTGTTTAGGTTTTCGCCGGCGACAATGGCTACTACAGCATCTAAATTTATTAGATCACCGTTCTTCAATTCAATCCATTTCATGCAGACACCCCCAAATACCACCGGACAAATACGCCGGTTGGAATCACAAAAGCACGGTTCAGTTTACCAGACTGCCGGAATCCCAAACCGAACACACTGGATTGCTCCAACGCCATGCGAACACTGTCAGCATGGCAGCCAAACAGATCTGCCACAACTGCAACCGGGATTTGTCTAGGGTATTTTTCGATGATCTCGGAGATCTTTTCATTGTCCTGTTCCAAAAACGATTGAATCTTTTCTTCTGCTTTCATGTCTTACTCCTTCCTTGGTAATATCCGCTTGTATGGGCTTTCCATGCTTGTCCAGCTGTGCAAATTGCTGGTGTGTTGTGTACCGGCATCCAGATTGACAAATGGCTTTGTTGCAAATGGTGTTATTCTCTGGATTGCACAGGAATACGGGTTTTGCATATGGTATTTTATGATTCACCAGTTTCACCTCCGACAGAATTTAAAAGTTCGTCCGTGGTACAATGCAGGATATTTGACACGCGCTTTACATTTACTAAACTTGGATTTCTCAATCCATTTTCCCATTGAGACACTGTACTCGGAGATACGTTTAATTTTGCTGCTAGTTCTTTTTGTGTGATTCCGCGTTTTTCACGGATTTTTTTTATATCAGTCAAATTATCACCTCGCATAAATCACTTTTCGTGATCTGATGGTTTTATTATAGATCACAGAAAGTGATTTGTCAATATAAAAATATCACTTTTTGTGATTTTTCTACATATTGCACAAAAAACGAGACTATTTCCTTGACTGAAATCACAAAGTGTGATACAATATTCACAGGTGGTGAACTGTCATGATAGGCGATAAACTAAAAAAACTGCGAAAAGAAAATGGAATATATCAAAAAGACTTAGCCGAAGCACTTTCTGTGTCCAAGAGCACTATTGCCATGTGGGAAACTGGAAATAGATTGCCGGATATTGAAACTGTAAAAAGAATTGCAGATTACTTTGGTGTAACTGTGGAATATTTAATTGGCAGCCCGGAATCATGCCAGCCAAAAGAGGTCACAGAACGTGACATTAAATTTGCCTTATTTAACGGCACTGAGGGAATCACTGATGAAATGTATGCAGAGGTTAAGCAGTTTGCTGAAATGGTCAAACTTAGAGAGGAAAATAAACGAAAAGGAAAGGCGTAAGATAAATAGAAATGCTTTTTGTCAAGTCATGGTCAGTGCATAGAGGGAGATGCCGTGAATCACAATAAAGCAAAGTACAAAAGAAAGGACAGCATATGAATATCAATGATCTATATCATATCGCAGATGCTGAAAACATAGAAATCATACCGTTTCCGCTTCCAAAGACAAAATCATTGTCAATTCAGACAGATGATTTTGACTGCTATATCGGGATAGATGAAAGCGAAATGCCAACCAGTGCAGAAAAAAAGACCCGACTTGCTCATGAATTGGGTCATTGTACACAAGGTGCATGTTATAATCGTTGGAGCAACTTTGATTTGATCAGTCGCCACGAATACCGCGCTGACAGATGGGCTTGTGAAAAACTCTTGCCAAAATCAGAGATGGAAGCAGCTATGGAACAAGGGTATTGCGAAGTTTGGCAGCTTGCAGAATACTTCGATGTGACGGAAGAACTGGTGCGAAAAGCGTGCTGGATCTATTTTGATAAGATTTTTTGAGATGGAACGGGGTAAAATATGAAATACTGTATGAGTTGCGGTGCGCAAAATGAGGATGCGGCAAAACACTGTTCTAACTGTGGCAACGCATTCCCAGCTCCGCAGCCGGACTTCATCGCTCCGAATCTTCCGGATCCGGATGACTGGCAATGGGATAAGTCGAAAAAACGGCATAAAAAATCCCACCATTCGTCAGGACGAAAAGTGGGTGCCGGGTGTGGCTGTCTGGTCGTTATTGTTGTAGTTGCCGCTGTGATCACAGCGTTGTGTATGCTGTTTTCTAACGGAAAAAGCAAAAATGATGCTGCTGTAAAGCCACAGTCCAGTTTTCAAGCAGAACAGCCGGCTGACAGCGGTGTGATTTCTCCGGAGCTGTTTCGGGGTATTCTGGAAGATTCGTTTCAAAACCAAGAGGGGTTGTCTGATGTATCTGTACAGTATGACAGCGATCTGAATTATTACACGATCAACCTGACAGCAGACGGGATTTCCATGGACATGGCAAAGTCTAAATTGACCGGAGATGTGCAGGAATGGGAAAAAATGCGGTCAGGCATAGAAGATACAAGCAATGCACTGTATGAAAAATCGAAAGAATATGGCATCAACGCATCTATTTGTATCAATGTAATGAATGACATGAGCAGTGACAAAGTGCTGTTGTCTGTCATGAATGGTGCGACATTGTATGATTGTATGGAGGAATGAGGTGATTGCATGGGCAGACCGAAAAAGGAAAAGCCCAATCGTGCAAACGGTATTTACGAAGTTAAAGTCACGGTCGGACATGATCCCATGGGCAGACCAATCCGAAAATCATTCTACAGCAAAATCAGTAAGGAAGCTGCCAAAGCTAAAGCAGAACAGTTCAAAGTAGATCAGGCTGTGTATGACATCACTGGAGAAACGCCACAATTGAATGACATTGCTTTTTCTGTGTGGGCAGAAAAAGTTCTGGAATCTCTAAAAGGGACGGTTAAGGACAGCACGTATGAACTTCATTATTGCATTCCCGTCATGAAACACCTGATTCCATATTTTAAGTCTGCTAGAATGAATCGAATCCGACAGATTGATATACAGAATTATTTTAACAGTATACAGCATGATTACTCATTAGAAACAATGAAGATACACAAAATGATCTTGCATAAAATATTTGAATCTGCCATGCAAAATGATATTATTCATAAAAATCCATGTGATAGCATTAAGCTAATCAGCAAAAGAGAAAAAACGAAAAAGAGCACTTACACACAAGAACAATGTGATCTTGTCATGCGATATGCAACAAGTCATCGGTACGGGTTAGATATTATTCTAATGTTATATTATGGCATTACACGTTCAGAGCTCTTAGGAATCCAATGGGATGATATTGATATGGAAAAAATGACATTGCACATACAGTGTGGTGTAACAGATGTCAAAAATTCTGTAACCGGAAAAATGGAAGTCGTAATCGGGAAGCCAAAGAATGATTTTCGTGACAGATTGATACCGCTGCATCAATCTGTAGTGGATCTGCTAAAGCAGCGAAAGCACGAATCTACATTTGTGTTTTGTAGCGGAAAAGGAAACGTACAAAGCCCCAGAACATGGAGCAGACGGCACTATGATGTGTTTATGCGTGATATGCACAGTTACTATGCAAAGCAAAAAATTGATGTGCCTATCTTGAAGCCGCATGAACTACGACATACTAGGGCGACCCTATGGGTCAACAGCGGTGCAAATTTGTTTGCTATTGCAAATGTTCTCGGTCATGCAGATCTGGAAATGTTGCGAAAGAGATACGCCCATAACGATGTAGAAGCAACCCGAAAATTGCTGAACTTCGATCAGGAATAG